AGAGTAACGTCAGGTTTATCAACGCTTACATCAGGGACTTTGACAGAAGGCATTGTAGGTTTGGACTGAGCCATTAAGTCAGTAAGAGTAACGTCAGGTTTATCAACGCTTACATCAGGGACTTTGACAGAAGGCATTGTAGGTTTGGACTGAGCCATTAAGTCAGTAAGAGTAACGTCAGGTTTATCAACGCTTACATCAGGAAGCTCTCTAGACTCTAAAGCATATCTAGCACGATCAACAACTTGCTTAAACATGCTGGGAGTTTTATCAAAGTCCGTATCAAACTCATCACCGGGCTTGACAAAAAACTCTATCTTAGTAGCATCTTGCGGGGTAATGCCTAGTATTTTACCAACAGAAGCTTCGTCTGTTTTCAGTACAGCCGCTACCTCTTTTAAAGTAGCACCAGCATCTACTGCTTGACGCGCTAGTCTAGGTATAGCTTCTTTAGGGTTCTTAAAATCTTCCCTATCATCTACATTAGAACTTTCAGGTTGTTTACTAACGGTTGCTCTAGCCATGAAAACCTCAGTTTAAAATAGTAAGATACCTGCGCCAGCAGCGTGTTTTGGATCAATAGGACCAGCACCTGTTAAAATACGTGCTTGAGCTTCTGCTTGTTCTAGTGTAAGTCCTTGCTCATCCATTAAGTCTCTAACAATACTGTCAAATAGTTGTTGTTGCAGCCTTTCGTTTTCGTCAATAGCTTCTGATTGTTCTTGACCTTTTATTTTACGACGCATACCAGACATGGCAAAGTCAACTAACTCTTTCTTGCTTTTGATACCCTGTTTAATACCTAATGCCATTTGTTCTTGAAAAACTTCTACTTCATCTTCTGTACCGCTGCCTGTTAAAAAATCGTGAATGTCACGTTTGCCCATCCAGTCTTGCCAGAAAGTAGTATTAGAACCTTTGTTTATAATGTCTTCTGTAATTATCCTTGCTTGTCTGTCATACTCTTCATCAGAATACATAGCGTCTGTTCTTTGTTTCTGATCAGCATCAACAGCTTTAACAATAGCAGACACAGCAGCCTTTCTTACAAAAGTAGATTGAGGCTCTGTTGAGTTAAGCGTGTCGATGTGTTGCTGAAGCGAAGGAACTTTTTCCAATAGATCAGGATTGTTATTAACATAGTCTGCATAATATCCTGTCAATTCCATCGCACTTTTAGAGGCCGCTGCACTTTCTTGTTGCTCTCTTTTTAGATTAGCCTCTTTTAAAATATCGTCACGCAACCTTGGAGGAATAGTTATTTCTTCTTCTCCTACCTTTAAAGTAGTAGGCACTTCTGTTTGTTGATTTGCTAACATACCGTTAGAAACAAAATCAATTATTTTTTTATCGTCCCTTACTTGTTGTTTAGCTGCTCTTTCGGTTTGATTAAAAGTATACTGGTCTCTACTAGCTGTTAATCTAGCAGCTTCGTCGTATTTACCAGCTTTGTTTAACTTATCAATAGCAAAGTTAAATCTCTGCGTAGGGTCCATAGCAGCAAGTTGTTGTTGCTCTGCTTGTTGCTGCTGTTGTTGCATACGAAGAGCAGGAGCTTGACCAATACCACGGGCAGCAGTAAACAAACCCTCTTGATAAGAAGGCTGTAACAAACCTTGTAAAAATGCTTGTGAAAACTTAGCCATGATTAATCCCTTCCAAATATGTTACCAAACAATCCGCCAAGACCGCTACCAACGCCTTCTATGATACTACCAATATCACCAAACCCACCCGGATCAATAACAGTACCAGACTTAGTAACCTGCGGTGTAAACATACCAGCAAGGATGTTAGATCCTATTCCGCCTAGTAAGTTAGCACGTGCTTGCTCTGCCAACAATCTAGACTCAATACCAGACAACGCAGTCTCACCAAAGAGTCCTGTGCCGTACAACTGAGCTTGCTGCTGTAGCTCTGCCATGCGCTGTGCTGGTTGCGCTGCTGCTAACAGCTGTGTTTGTGGTAAATAGCTTGCACCAAGGAACTGTTGTCCTAGTCCTGCTTGTTGTGCCTGCTCTGCCTGAGCCTGCTGCATAGCGGTTAGCATGGCTCTGTTACGGGCTTCTTCTTGCGCTGTAGCCATAGCTAACATCTCAGGAGTAGCACCACCGTAAGCAGCAGAGCTAACACCAAGACGTCCTTGTGCTGCTAGACGCTCTTCTAATGCTAGACGTTGACGCTCTTCTTCAGGACGTTGTGCTGCTCGCATACGCTCAAAGATAGCTTGTTCACGTGTTGCTGTAGGCATCTGTGCTTGTCCGAAGAAGTCACCCGCACCGCCAAACAACTGTTGTTGCATAGCTTGCTCTTGAGGTGATAACGTCATACCTACTTCAAGACCGCCTGTAGTTGGTTGTTGTTGAGCAAGCCGTCCAACAGGTACTTCAGTGACGTTAGTTAATGGTGTTAATAATTCGTTTCTTCCCGGAGGCTGATAACCAGAAGCCATTAGCTGTTGCTGAAACTGTCTTAACAACGCATCTTCCTTTGATGTGTCTGAAGGAAGGCCGCTTACTTCTTTAAATAGCTGATCCATACCCATATCAGGAGGCAACATCATTGATGGAGGCGCTGTTGGACTAGGTGCAAAACCACCGGGGCTTGTTACTGGCATTGTTTGCATGGGTTGACCACCCATACGTGTAGTAAACATTGCACCTGTAGGAGTCGTTACAGTAAACGGTTTAAACTGTGACCCAGCAAGACCACGCTCCGCAAGCCCCATTGCTGCTGCTTCAGCCTCACGACCAACATCACTAAGCCGATCATAAGCCTCACCTGTTAACAATGTACCTGCAATGGCAGGAATTGCTGGTGATAAAGCAGAACCTATGTCCTGTATATTCCCAAAAATATCACTAAAAAACCCACCACCAGTACTTAGAGCATTAGTAGCTGCCATAATAGGATTAGAAGCACCTATTCCAGCACTAAGAGCGCCACCATAGTCACCAATATTGTATGGATCGCTAATTGTAGTAGCCATTGTTTACTCCCTTAAAGTAGCTTTCCTATTAAAGCCATTACGTTAATCTCCTGTAGTGACAGTGGTGAGCCATCTATCTCTGACTCTAGACCTACCTGTACACTTGTTCCATATCCGGTGGTGTTGAGGCTACGCTGATTTGTTAGCTGACCACCTGTAAATTCTACTGTTGTATACTCACTTTCACCGTAGAACCCAGTTATCTGCGTACCTACCGTAAACTCTGCCGTAGCGTATGTAGTGTCAAAGTCATACGCCCACTTCATAAAGACCACAGAGTTGTTAGCACCAACTAATGTAGGCTTTAGTTTTTTAAGTATCTTAATTCGTGAGCTATCACCAAAGGTTAAGCTTGGGCTGTAGTATTTGAATCTGTAGCCACTGCCGTTATCGCTGTAACCTGTGTACGTGCTGATACCGTTTGTTGTGCCAATGTATAGCGTACCGTTTTCTAACCGTGTAAATGATGTAAACTTAGTAGAAGGCCATCGAGTAACACGGTATGATCCATTTTCTAATGTGCCTCTCACGTCAAAACAGTACGTTACGTCCTGACCAGTAAAGGTTAACAGGTAGAATCCTTCTTCTGGGCTGTATATTGATCTAAAGAACTGTGTCTCGTTCTGCAGTGCTGCAATAATATCTTTTGTAATGTTACCAGACAAACTGCTGATAGGCATTGACTTTTCTTGTATTGTCCTACCAAAGCTCTTAAGTCCCGTGTGCGACAAGAACAACACGTCTGTACCAGTGTACTGCACAGTGTCCCTGTTGACGCAACCAATGCCTGCTACGGTATCTGACAAAGTCATAGAAGCAGGAGAAGTAGCACCGTCGTACACAATGATGCTGTGCTTACCAAAGATAATTAACAGGCCGTTGTGTGCCGCTAAAGCTACAATCTCGTCGTAACCATCAGGCCAGACTTTAGATACATCAATGTTGCCGCTAGAGCCTCCCGACCATGCTGCTCCGTCTAACAAATCAGACCAGTAAATAGTAGACTTGTTAGTACTAAAGTCTGCAGTCCATAAACGACCGTACGCTGCTAACACCTCATGACCGTACATAGTACTAGCAACGCCTGTAGAATGAGGATGACTTGACAGTGCTTCTACAGATCCTACATGGTTTGAGTAAATTAACGGCTCGTAACCACGTTGAAAGAAAAACAAGTGGTCATTAAAGTTTACAATCTTCCAGTCGTTAGCGCTGATTGTATAACTACCGGGAGTCTCGTCTACTAGTGTAGTTGTACCACTAATAATCTTGTTGTTGCCAACAGAGAATATCTTGGTGTTTCCTGCGTCGTCCCTATATTCTTTGATGCTGTACAAAGAGTCAGTACCAAGAACGGTCTTATTTGTTGTTACGACAGTGTGGCCCTTACGTGCAGCAATACGACCACGTTTGTCAATCACAGCGTTGTCTGCTATTTCAGCAAACGACGGATCTTGAGCCAACGGCGAGTCTTCGGTGTTAACACCTTTGAATGCCGGAGCTACAAGATTAATACTCTTAAGTTCTTGAGCCATATCAGATAGTCCTAAATACCATCTCTTCAGGGTGCTTTGCTGCGTCAATAGCAATAGCGTCAGACAAGTACTGGTTAGCAATAGTAAAGTACTCAGCAGTAGACGTACCACCTGTCTCACCACGTTCACGTGCCAACAACGCTACAGCAAGGTGTATCACTGGCATAGCAGGAATAAGCAACTCATCAGTGTTAGCACTTAAGTCTGCTTGTCGCTTAACAGTGTCTACACGTATACTGTACACAGCGTCTGGTGTTGGGCCTACAAGGATCTGTGTGTCACCACTAGAGTCTAGACCGTTATAGGTAAAGTACCGTGGTGTTCCTTCTGCTGCGCTGCTAATGTACAACTGCTCGTTAAACCAATCTTTAGTTTGATACTCCATAAAACAGTTTTGAGTATCGTTAAGCATTGACATAACTTTAATATTGTCACCACCGCCTGTTAGCGAGTATGTGTTATCTGACGCAGTAGTAGATATTGTTATAGTCTCACGCAACGCAGACCAATCAGCAGCCTGACCGACCAGTGTCTTAGCATCATTAATAAAGTCACCTACCATTTTAACGTAGGTTGTACTGGTAACAGACGATGTTTCCTCTTCACGAAGTCTGCGTAGTACACTGTTCATAAGGTTAAGATATGTCATACCAGCATTCCTGTTTGTCTGCCAATAAATTTATTAAGTTCACTCAAAGCGTCTGTTTGTTTTTGTGGAGCAAGTGCTATAGGTGTTAATGGTTGAAACGGACTAAGACCTTGAAGGAACGGATCAAACTCTACAGGCTGTCGTGGCATTGCTGATGCAATCTCTTGCGCTGTTGGTTGTGCCGCAGCAAGACCTAACAAACCTACGCCTAATGCTTGACCAAGACCTGTAATACCTTCACCAAGACCTGTTACTTGTTCTCCTAAACCAGATACTTGTTGTTGTACTACATCAAACTGCTCACCAAACTGAGACTGTAAACCCCCTTCAACTTCTGCAAGTTGTTGTAGCACACCAGATTCTACGCCTGTGATTTGTGACAACAAATTAGCTTCAGTATCTGATAAGCTTGTAGCAAAGCCTTGTTCTGCTTCTTCAAGACGTTCTGTCAGCGACTGTTCAGTTTGCTGTGTTGTTTCTTCAATAAGCTCTCGTAATGCTGCATCTTGAGTTAACATGCCTTCACTAAGAGCGTTTAAGTTAACGCCAACACGTAAACTCAATTCATCAATACTAAGACCTAGCTCTTCATAACGCTGTCTACTTGCTTCATCTAGCTCTTCAATGCGACCACCAGCACGTATAACATCTTCGGCAACACGAGCAACATCTGAAGTAAGCGTACCTAATTGACCGCCAAGAGCAGCACGTTCTTCAGCAGCAATGTCAAGTTGTTCACCTGTCTGTTGCTCATAAGTACTTATACGATCAGTCAGACGTTCATTAATACCTTCTATTTGAGCAGCAGTTTCACCTCTAACGCCTGTAATCTGTTCTGTAAGTTGATCACTAAGTCCTTGGTTACGTGCAATAGCAGCAGCTTCGGAAGCAGACAACGTTGCTAAAAACTCTGATCTAAGTCCTGTAAGTTCTTCTAACTGTTGTGCAGTATTAGCATCAATACGTTCTTCAAGACCTGCAATGTCTTCACGAACAGCACCAAATTCTTCTTCAGCATATGTTTGCAAAGCATCGGTAGCTTCTTCTGCACTTAAAAGACCTTGC